GAAATCGGTGATATCGACCATGTCATCACGATCAAGTTTCTGCTTCTTGTAGATGGTCGTCGGGGTGGTCACACGCCTCATAAGCGTAATGACTTCTTCTTTCTTCAGATTGCCAGTGACATAACCTTTGGCGCGAGCGTCATCGGCCGTAATGTCAGCAAAGCGGCTGCGAATACGGGCAAACGGGGTGTGAGTTGTGCTGTTCAGAACATCATTGACCCAGGTCTGATCGCGCTGAATGGTAACGGGGCCACCAGCATTAACATCTTTGGCGTCAGGGAAAAGAACATCGATCGGATCAAAACCGTAATCGACGGCGTGAGCAAGGAAGCTCTCTTTCAAGGAACCGAAACGCTTGGCATCAGCCACAATTGCGGTCAGCTGATCATGGGTCAGAGCCTTGTCTTCACTGGGCTGAGTGGACTGATCGAAAACGTTGTTTTTCATGTTAGAATCTCCTTCTGTATTGTTATCTGAATGTTTAGCGGAATCTTCTCCGGCGCCAGCCTCTTCAACTGCTACGCCGATCATATAGTAAACGACATTCTTTTGTTCCTCAGTCATGGCATCAAAGACATCCTGAATAGTTTTGTCTTCTGAGGGTTTAGCATCAGCATGTTCAACTGCTGGTTTCTTGCCAGCAAGTTCTGCTTCCTGATCAGACAAAGCCATTCCAATCATGGCATGAACAACGGTCTTTTGCTCTTCGGTGAAATCGTTATAAACGTCGGCGATTGTTTTGGTATCTTCTTCCTCCTCTGTCTTATCAGAATGCTCGAGTTCGAGACCCATACAAATAATCACCTCGGATTCATCTTCACTCGTCGTACCATCACTATGTGCAAAAGAAATGTTATCAATGGTTGCCCCAGGATTAGCACCAGAAAGCACCAGACTAACCTCACGAATTGCTCCATGAATAACCTTTTTTGCCTGTTCTTGGAGTTGATTAGCATAGATTGACAGCGATGAAATATCACCATGCGCAACAAGTTCTTTTGCTTCTTGAGCAGCGGATGTCTGATTAAACACACCATAGCAATAAACGCCATCATCTCGATTTTCAAGAATAGCATGGCCCAAAATATTACCGGGTTCATTATGAAGATGCTGCCAAACCAACGGGACGGTTGTTCCATCCTGATGCTTAAATGCATCTTTCAAAATAACACGACCATCGGTGCACTTCAGTCCACTTTTAGTAGCATAACCACTAAAATCAAACTTTTTAACTTTCATTTGATCGGTTCTCCTTTTCTTGTTTATGATTGAGGAATCGGCGCAGGGCCTTGTCCTTGGACAGAAGTGGATAATGCTGATGATTGTGCCGGCATGTTTCTATTAGCTAACGCATCAGATTTGGGATTCTTATCGGGTTTATATCCAATAGCCGATCTGATTTCGTTTGGCGATAGAATTTCGTTTCGTGTAAATTTATCAGCAATATCAGCCAAAGTACTAGTAGTGACAAGAGCGAAAGCGTCCCTAAAATACATGATTGATTGTTTTTGAGTACGAGCAGTCATTGTTAAGAATTTACGCTTATACTCATCAATAATAGCCATTACAATTGGAATAACGGTTCGATTGTAATAATTTAACATTGTCGCCTCGTCGGCTTTACCATTGAAAACTTCTTCAGTTAATCCTAACTGGCTATAAAACATACTCGTTAGGTACTCAATCTGTTTCATAAGGTTGTTTTCGACAGGACGATTAAGTTGAGTTATCCTCTCCGTACCATCCGTATAAGCAATGCCATATTTTGATCCAGATAGTTGAACTTCAATATCTTTTCGACGATCTTCCGCCTGTTGACGACGAGCTTCCGTTTTTATAACATATGGAAGTTGAATGATTAGATCCAACTTTCCAGAACTGCTCTGTTCATCAATCGCATCCAATAATGATAGTTTCTTAGTCAATCGTTTTAAAGTACTGTTTGGCTCATTCATGATAGAATATAATGGGTTTTCAATAATTGCCACCATCTTCTTTGGAAGGGTTAATTCTTCTTGAAGACCGGTACGTTCATTATAGAGTCTAACGCGAACATGTTGAGGAAACCACTCTAAAATACGACCTGTTCGTAAACTATTAACATCGAATGCTCCAGTAATTGTTGGATCATCAGTCGTCTCAACTGGAACAACAGCAACCACACCTTCGTCAAACATTGACATAACTACATCTTGTGTAAATGCTCGATGTGTCTGATCAGTATTTGCTTCCTGTGTTAATACGTAGTTTAAACTTGAGTCGATTGTTGACTCATACCTCCCATTTTGATCCAAACGAACATGTTGAATGTTAACATTTGAAACATCAAGAGCTTATTCGGTAATAACCGAGATAATAATAGACCTTTCGTTGGTAACACGCAATCGTGTTCGATCTTGACGTCGAAAGGAACTATTTCCAAGCGCTGAACGATCGATGGTCGAATCACGACTTCTAAACGCGTTCCATGCGTGTTTTAGTCTGTTGCTCAAAGTTTCAGGCATTTTTTCGCTCCTTTCGATTTACTAAATTACATAAATAGTAAATTAGAAAGCGTTTCCAAGAGCGATACGACGCCAATTCTTCTGCGCAAGCGTGTTTCCAGCTTGGCAAATATACAGGTATGTGGTGTCGATCAGAACAGTCATACCAGTTGCCACAGTACCATCAACTCCGCCAGCAAGATGATCGCCAACAAAGGAAGCATTGGCCATAGTTGTTGCAACAGCAATTTCATTAGCTGCTTCCCCACCAAGATCAGAGGTCAGAACTACTGTATCTCCGGCACCATCAGCAGCACCAACGCCTTGCGTGTCTTCAGCCGTGATAGCCGCAACAAGAGCCGTAATAGCATTAGCCGCAGAACAATCGGTACCAAGAAGAAGTGTGGCAGCAGCGAAGATATTGGTCAAAGCTGTAAAGGTTTCGGTTGTAGCAATTGTATTTCCGGCCGTTCCGCCTTTAAGAGCGCTGATAACACAATCATCTCCAATGAAGGCGGCGGCAGACACTAGAGGATGTGGATCGCTGATACCATCAACACCATTGATCGCTGCAACAAGATTTAATTTGGCTTCTGCAAGATCTGCACCAACAGAAACTTCACCATCAGCGTTATCGGTCCCAACTGGAACAAAGGTATAGATCTTTGTGCCAATGGTAACTTTGTCACCAGCTGTTGGTTGAGTATCCATAGTCAATGTGCCACTAGCTTTTCCAGTATTCGCTTCAATATCAACTGGAATATTTCCAACACCAACTGTCTGAGCAGCATCAGAAGCAAACTCATAAACATCTTCGCCAATGGTAACTGTTTCGCCATCTTTGACAACGCCAATAAGGGTCAATGTTTCAGTTGCCGACACAGCATTAACCGGAGTACCAGTTTTTATAGATTCTCCGATCAATGACGAAAGAATATCGCCAAGTTTAACGTCCGGATCTCTCTGCTGGGATACTTGATTCAGAGTCTTTTTTTCAGCGACAGTAATCTGATTCATTTTTTAGTCTCCTTTTATTCTTTATTTTCCAGGTTTATGTTCACCACTACCAGTAACGTTTAAAGCATAATCCAAACTAGCGAGCGTTAATCTAGTTTCGCCTCCCATTGTAAGGGCGGTGTAGATCTGAAGGCCTTTTGAATACCCAGCTTCATTCTGCATTTTTTTAACAGCCTGACGCATATTCATTCCTTCAACCATTTTCTTAGCCTGAGTTATCCCAGCTTTTATATTTCTGGTAGCTCCAGCTGTTGCTGCTTCGCGTTTAGCTTTACTTTCAATTATAGATTTATTTACCGGATGTGTTGCTAATTTAGCTTTTTCCCTAAATTTTCCAGCCTTTTCATCGTGTTTTTGTGCTGATCGATTCCAACTTTTTTCAAGACCAGCCATTGATTTAGTTACACCAGAACGCCCCCATCGCATCCCAGGAACACCATAATGCGAAATATATCTTTGATTTTCTTCCATTTGGGCCTCCTATTCAAATGATTCTTTGTTTAATTTATAGGCAATCCAAGCATCCATAAGAGCAGAAACACTATCAATCTTCTGATCATATCGCTTCTTTAGTAATTTTCTATTACCATTAGTGTCTTCTAAAGTAATAGCATTTCCCATTGCAAACGACATGAGCTCCTGATCAAATATGAGCATTCTTTCCTCTGATAAAGTCTTTAATTCACCTAAAGGAACGGATTCGGTTTTTACACCTTGAATAACTTTTGTTGTTCCATATGCACCATTCTCTGTTTCCCACCTAGCAACGAACTCTTTTGCATTATATGGGTCAAATCCAAAACAACGAACATCATACTGACTATCAATTATAAATTTATCAAGATCGTCATAAACGTCCATCATATCGAGAACGGTGCATTCTAAAACCATCAACGAACCTTCAGCTAAAAACTGCTCATATTTGACACGCATTGCTCCAGGAAGCTTCATTAATGTTAAAGAAGAAATATAACACCGAGTTTTAACACCAAACTTTCCACCAGGAAGTGGAAACAGAAAAGTGAATGCACAAAAGTCATCACCTTGTGAAAGGTCCGCTCCAAGAGCACATGGCATAGACCAAAAATCTCTTTTTCTATGTGGAAGTGTTTCCTCATAGGTAAAGAAATATGTATAACCCTCCATTGGTATTCCAAAACGTTTAGCAAGAATATCATTACGAGTTGCTGGGGCCTTCTCGGCTCTCTCAACATCTAGTTGATATGCTTCATAAGTAACGGTTTTACCAATATTTGGATTAGCTTTTATCCACATAGCCGGATCGTTTACTTCAGAAATATCATCAAGACGGTAATACCATATGGAAACATGCGGGTTAATATACTCGCCTTTTAAAATATTTAGAAGTTCCATCTTAATCGTATCGCCAGAACTATTTCGAACCGTACCTTCAGAACTTATAGCAATAATTAAATAATCATCAAGTTTTGAAGCTCCTTGTTCGATCGCTCCGACAACATCTTCTCGAATATCTCCAGACAACCACTCATCAACCGTGGCTATCTTTGGGCGAAGTCCTTGAAGTTTGTCAATGTTCATCGGTCGAATTTCAATTAACGATCCAGTTAGAAAGTTTTCGATTCCTTTTTTTGTGGACGCCAATTTTACTCGGTTTGCTCTAGAACCAGTAGTGTTTTGAATTGATCCTTCAGTTAAGAATCTAAATAATGGACCTCTCGCCCTAGTAATAGCAGTTCTTATTGGAGATAAGACCTCGTCTGCCTGCTTCATTGTTGGAGCGGTGGTAATTTGTTGGGTAGTTGAGGTATCAACTGTCTCAAAATAACTTTGAATAGTAGAGGCATACATTGATTTTGCTGCGCCTCGGCCGACTATCAAGTATTGTTTATTAATAAGACGTTTCTTTATCATTTTTCGAACATAGTGCCCGCCATGTCCTTCTGGGCTTGGCTCATAAACACTACGTTCTACAAAATAATACCAACCAAAGACTTGTTCGGCCCAAAGTTTAAAAGAGTCAAGTAAAACAAGATCCGCTCCATCAGTTAATGTTAGTTCGCATTCACAGAACTTAATATAGCCCTCAACGACATCCTCGTCATAATAAATTCCTCTATTTGCTATCAGATCATCGATCCGATTCATCTCTAAAGAAATCTCTTTACAAACAGGGATGTTTCCTCGAAGTACTTCGTCCCGAAATTTGGCATAATATTTAGGTACCGCGGTATTTGATAGTGCCATAAATATTACCCGCGAGCAATCTTAGCTATAATCTTGACTGCTTTCTCGCCCATAGCCTTTCCTGCTGGAGAATGTGCAAATTTATAAACAGTTGTCACTGCGGCCATACCTGCTAGAACAGCGCCAGCAGCCTTGCTTCCCTTCTGAACTATGTTTGGATTCAAATTCTTATAATTTCGTTCTTGCTGAATTCGATCATTCAGAGTTCGAAGTTCTGCGGTACTAAGGTTCTTCATGCCCTTCTTTTTTAGAGCACGACTCTGAAGATAGTCTGCCGAACCTTTTGGTGTCTTACCACCAGACGATCCTTGACTTCTACGAACACCCCAACGCATTCCCGGAATTCCAAAATGCTCTAATGTTCTGTCAATCTCTTTATGATAGAGATCTTCGACTGGAGCATTTAAGTCTAGTCCAGGATATGGAGTTGATTCTGAAGAAACTCGACTATCGCTTGGTTTGTTATACCTTTGAATGTTTTGAATTACATTCACAAGCTCACTTTCGTTACGAAGACGATCCAAATATTCAGACAATTCCTGGTCTGTCATTTGTTTAATGGATTTGCCATTATAAACAATCGTCTCTGTACTAAAAGGGCCAAGTTTTTCCCAATCGGGATATGGATTATTTGGGTTTGGAGTTGATGTTGCTTGGATGTCCCTAAGAAGTTGCAAACAGTCACGTTCTCGTCGCACTCTATAAAGAATAGCGCTTAGTTCAGCATTGTTTGCATTCTTAATAGTTTTTGTTGTATCCGCCATTATGATTCTCCTTCCGCCTGAATATTAATTCTAAATTCGAGTTCTGAAATTTGATTTTTTATTGATTCGACGAGAAAGCTATTCTGAGGCGGATCAAACATTAGTCTAACTTTTAAATAGACATAAATTTTGGCTGCTTCAAGATCCGTTCGATCGCCAAGAAGATCTTCCCATAAGTCATCGGCTGATGAGATATAGAAACCACTGGTCTCACCAACGCCAAGTTGCTGGAGAGCCATTATAGCACTATTGATACTCATAATAATATCAGTATCAAAACTTGTATCTGATTCGCCGATTCCAAGAAGTTTTTTGGTTGAGGTTAAAATACTTTCTTCTACCACAACAAGGTATCTCCTTTCGATCGAAGTTTTGGAAGTCTTATTAATGAAGATTCTCCACCAAAGTGTAGAGCGTTGTGAGTATTATGACTTGTACAGATCAAATTATCTGGATCATATACACAATCATCTCCACGTTCAATATTTTCGATTGTAATTGGGTTCAAATGATGAACTAATATTGAATCAAATATTTCTCTTCCATCAATTCCAAGATCGCAAGCATTATCACGAATAATGATCCCGTCGCGCGTACGTCTCCAATCAGAAGAATGATAAAGTACCTGATTTAAATATCGTTCGAAGCCAAACGTCGTGTTTCCAACAACTCCACGAAGATCTAAATATTGAAATCGCTCTTCAAAGGTTCTCAGACGTCGCAGTTCTCTATAAGATCTAATCATCGTCAAGATCACCTCGATTACCACTATAGGTTTTCATTGCATTCAGAGCGTTCTGATATAGTTCTTCTACTCGTTTACCAGACTGTATTGATTCGGTCTTGGCTGTCAACAATTCTGTTCGTTTCTCAAGTTCTTTCTTTTCTAACATCGCTAAAGTCGATCCGAGTTTAAGAAAATGAGTGATTACTTGAGAACTTGCCGTTCCATCTAAAATTTGCTTCTCTGCCAAATCATACGCCGCTGCAATTACTTGGTTTTCTCTAGCTTCTGGTGTTGTTCCAGGAGGCCTTTTTCGAACTGGCGATTTATTTGTTTTCTTTTCCGGTATAATGAGACAGACCTCCTTTCGACTTAAATATATTTAGGAGTGACTAAGCAGAAGTCGAAACGTTTGAAAGGAGCCCAGGCTCACCACACCTGAGAATTCGGGACGAGACCGCTTCGACTCCTGATTAGCAACTCCTAAACAATTATTAGGTAAGACTAATTTGACCAGCCGAAAAGAATATGTCCCTTGACCACCAAATAATTCAGATGTTACATCATCTGCATGGATTATTCCAGCAGTTTCAGCTGTACAAAAGCCAACAGCAGCAACAGTGGCTCCAGCCGGAACATCAAATGTTGGAAACGGCCATCCCTCATTTCGGTCGACATTACTGCCCTCTTTCCCTCAAAAATCCCCCCGGAGAAAAATGTAGG